TCGGGCTCCGTTGGCGTGCGCCCGGCTTTCCTTATCAACTGATCATAAATCCCGGGGGCCCTGCGCCCCCGGAGGATCTACCCATAAACAAGCAAGGAGGAACCGATGGAGAATATTATCTCTTTTACATTCAACGAAGGCAGGGGCCACATGACCATCGTGCTGGACAAGTTCTTCCCGACCGACGCAACCCGACTCCGGAAGCTGCTCAAACTGGTCGACGAAGACTATGAACACCGGGACGAGCTGCGGGCCATCATCGTCCAGCACTGCGGTCAACGCGCCTCTGCCCTCCTGGACGGCCGGAAAGACCTGGCCAACAAGGCCGTGGAGCAGCACACCAGGGCGACAGAGATGCAGCCGGAGATCGACAAGCTCACCGGCCAGATCGAGCGCCTGGCTGAGTACTGCAAGACCAAAGAGGGCCGGGCCTACCGGGAGCAGCTCAAAGAACTGAAGGCCAAGCTGAAGGACCTGAAGCAAAGGCAGCGCGACGCGCTCGCCTCCTACCGTGACTACCAGCGGGAGTTCGTCAGCGCTGAGAACCGGGCCAACAGGCTGAAGAAGAACGCGGAGGTCGCGGATTATGACAAATAAAGCAAACACGGCCGAGGTCCTACGCCTCGCCGACCACCATCTACAGATACAGAACAACGGCGAGCTCCTGATCTCCACCGGCAAGAGCCGCTTCGAGACAGCCTGGAAGAACAAGACCATCTACTGGTCCGCCCTGCTGCTGAAGCTCTCGAAGTCCGTGGAGACTCCGGAGACCCACGCCGAGTATATGAAAATGTCAAAGGAGCAGCAGGATCGGATCAAGGACATCGGCGGCTTCGTCGGCGGGCACCTGAAGGAAGGACGCCGGAAGACCGGCTACGTCCTCGCCCGTCAGATCCTCACCCTGGACCTGGACTTCCCTCCTGCCGACTTCTGGGACAACCTCATGAACAACCTGGAGATCACCGGAGCCATGGCCGTCTACTCGACGCACAAGCACTCGAAGGCCACGCCGCGCTACCGTCTGATCATGCCGCTCGACCGCGAGGTCTCTCCGGACGAGTACGAGGCCATCGCCAGGAAGATCGCCGAGAAGATCGGCATCGACTACTTCGACGACTCGACCTTCCAGCCGACGCGCCTCATGTACTGGCCGAGCAACAGCACCGGCGTCGAGCCGTTCTTCAAGTACTACGACGCGCCCTTCCTGAAGGCTGACAGCGTCCTGGCCGAGTACCCGGACTGGACGGACACGAGCTTCTGGCCGTACTCCTCCAGGATGACGGACATCCGGAAGCGCCAGGCCGACAAGCAGGGCGACCCTCTGGCCAAGAAGGGCATCGTCGGCGCCTTCTGCCGGACCTACACGATCCCGGAAGCGATCGCGAAGTTCCTGCCGGACGTCTACACCCAGACGGCCAAGGCTGACCGCTACACCTACGCGGCGGGCTCCACTGCTGCCGGTCTCGTGATCTATGACGGCGAGACCTTCGCCTACTCGAACCACTCGACGGATCCGGCAGGCGGCCAGCTCTGCAACGCCTTCGACCTGGTCCGGATCCACAAGTTCGGCCACCTGGATGAAGGCAGCGAGGACAAGAGCGGCCGGGACACCCAGAGCTACAAAGCGATGGCAGCGTTCGCAACAGAGGACCCGAGCACGAGCCTGACGCTCGCAAAGGACACCAAGGAGAAGGCCGTGCTGGACTTCGAGGCGGAAGCTCTTCCGGAAGACAACGAAGACTGGGAGACAAAGCTGAGCCGCACCGAAGAAGGAGCCGTCCGCTCTACCATCACCAACGCGGTCCTGATCCTCCAGAACCATCCGGCTCTCCAGGGGATCCGCTTCAACGAGCTCTCCGGAGCCGTCGAGGTCGAGGGCCGCCTGCCGTGGAAGCGCCCGAACAAATACTGGAGAGACGCCGACGACGCTCAGCTCTACAGCTGGGTGGCCGATCAGTACGGCGTCCAGTTCCCGGAGAACAAGTTCACCAAGGCCCTGACGGTCGTCACCGACCAGCGCCGCTTCAATCCGCTGCGGGACTACCTGAGGGAACTGCCGGAGTGGGACGGCGTGCCGAGGGTGGACACCCTGCTGGTGGACTACCTGGGCGCGGAGGACACGCCCTACGTCCGGGCCGTCACAAGGAAGACCCTGATCGGCGCGATCCAGCGCGTGCTGGAGCCCGGCTGCAAGTTCGACACCGTGCTGGTCCTCGACGGGAAGCCGGGCATCGGCAAGAGCACCCTGCTCCGGAAGCTGGGCGGCAAGTGGTTCAGCGACAGCCTGAGCCTGGCCGACACCAGGGACAAGACGGCAGCCGAGAAGCTCCAGGGCGTATGGATCATGGAGATCGGCGAGATGCAGGGAACCAGGAAGGCCGACGTGGACATCATGAAGGGCTTCATCAGCCGCCAGGTGGACGAGTACCGGGCAGCCTACGGCCGGGTGGTCGAGAGGCATCCGAGGACCGCGATCATCTGCGGCACGACCAACAGCACCACCGGCTTCCTGAGAGACACGACCGGCAACCGGCGCTTCTGGCCCGTGACGGTCGAAGGCGGCAGGCTCTCAGTCTGGGACATGACCGAGGAGACCCGGGCACAGATCTGGGCGGAGGCCCTGCTCTACCAGGCAGGCGGTGAGGACAGCTTCCTGGATGCAGAGATGGAGAAGGAAGCGGCCAAGGCCCAGCAGGCGGCGCTCGAATACGACGACCGCGAGGGCGAGGTCATCGAGTACCTCAACACCCTGCTGCCGGAGGACTGGTACAGCTGGGACATCAGCAAGCGCGTGGACTACTTCGCCCAGCGCGACGTCCTGGATCCGGAGCAGCAGGAAGGCACCATGCAGCGGAAGAAAGTCTGCGCGAAGGAGATCTTCTGCGAGTGCTTCGGACGGCCGAGGAACGCCTGGAAGCGCCAGGACGGCTACGAGATCGCGGCCATCATGGCCAGGCTCACAGACTGGGAAAGAACCGGCAACCGAGAACGAATTGAGGGCTATGGCCAGCAGCGACCGTACACGAGGATCTTGTCACACTGAGACTTGTCACAGGGGCAACTTGTCACAGATACTCACGAGCGCGAGCTCTGAGACAAGGCAATTTGTCCCGGGCATTGTCTCGAAGATGTCACAGCCGTGAAACCCTTGAAAACAGAGGGCGCGGCGGCATCGTGTGACAAGTGTGACAACTATTTCATATAAAGTATTGATTTTTTACTAATACACGCGAAAAACGGCACACGCGAGAGCCCGCACGGGCAATACGCGTATAATGTCGGGCAAAATTTTCGTACTTGTCACAGGAGGCACACATGAGAGAACGAGATATAGAAAAATGGCTCCGGCGCCAGATCGAGAGCATGGGAGGCCAGGCCTTCAAGTTTACGAGCCCAGGGAACGATGGCGTGCCCGATCGTCTCGCCGTTCTTCCTGGTGGGCTGATCTACTTCATCGAGCTGAAGACTGACCGGGGCAGGCTCTCGCCTCTCCAGGTATGGCAGCAGGACCGGCTCGATGCACTGGGCTGTCAGGTCCGGACGATCAGAGGGATGGACGAGGCGGCGGCCTTCATCGAGGAGGTGCGAGATGCAATACCAACCACATGACTATCAGATCAGGGCGACCCAGCTGGTGATCGACAAGCCGAAGATCGGCCTCTTCCTGGACATGGGTCTGGGCAAGACCGTCATCACGATGACCGCGATCCAGGAGCTCATGTATGACCGCTTCGAGATCTCCCGCGTCCTGGTCATCGCCCCGAAGCGGGTGGCCGAGGACACCTGGACAAGGGAGCACGCCAAGTGGGACCACCTGAAGGACCTGAGGATCTCGAAGGTCCTGGGGAACGAGCAGCAGCGGATCCGGGCGCTGAGGGCTGAGGCCGACATCTATGTGATCGGCCGGGACAACGTGATCTGGCTGATTAACTACTACCAGGGACTAAGGAAGGGCTGGCCGTTCGACATGATCGTGATCGACGAGCTGAGCTCCTTCAAGAACCCCCAGGCCAAGCGCTTCCGGGCACTGAAGAAGGCCATGCCGTCAGTGAGCAGAGTCGTCGGCCTCACCGGCACGCCGAGCCCTAACGGGCTGATGGATCTCTGGGCCGAGGTCTACCTGCTGGACCAGGGCGAGCGCCTGGGCCTGACGCTGGGATCCTACCGGGAGAGATACTTCCGGCCCGGAGCGCGGAACGGCTACGTCGTCTATAAGTGGGAGCCCTTCCGGAACGCCCAGAAGGAGATCGAGGACAAGATCAGCGACATCTGCATCAGCATGAGCGCGGCCGACTACCTGAAGCTGCCCAAGAGGATCGACAACGTGATCCCGGTGCAGCTCTCTCCGGACGAGATGGAGGCCTACAAGCGCATGGAGCGCGACCAGCTCCTCCAGATCGAGGACGACGACATCGCGGCCCTGAACGCGGCGGCCGTCATGACCAAGCTCCTCCAGATAGCGAACGGCAGCGTCTACACGAACGAAGGCAAGGTCGTGAAGATCCACGAGGCGAAGCTGGAGGCCCTGGCCGAGATCGTCGACACGACGGACAGCCCGGTGCTGGTCTTCTACAGCTACAAGCACGACCTCGCGGCCATCCAGGGCAAGATCAAGGGCGCGAGGATCCTGGAGAACGAGAAGGACATCTCCGACTGGAACGCCGGGAAGGTCCAGGTGCTACTGGCCCACCCTGCCAGCGTCGGCTATGGCCTCAACCTTCAGGAGGGCGGCCATGTGATCGTCTGGTACGGCCTCACCTGGAGTCTGGAGCTCTACCAGCAGGCCAATGCCAGGCTATACCGGCAGGGCCAGGAGAAGCCGGTGATCATCCACCACCTGATCGCTGAGGGCACAGCCGACGAGGAGGTCATGGCAGCACTACAGAACAAGGACACGAGCCAGGCGGCCCTGCTGGCAGCACTCAAAGAGAGGAGGGCCAAGTGAACGCGGAAGGCTATCCGGACCCTACGGCCGACAAGGCCATCAAGAGGGCCGACAAAGCGCCGGAGCAGGTCAGCGAGCTGATCAGAACGATCAAGGCCGTGGCTGCTCTGGCCGGTTACGACATAACGAACAGGATCCACCTGAAGGATCAGAAAACGGGGAGGAAATACACATGATAGGTTATTTAAGCGGCCCGGTTACGGGCAACCCTGACTACAAGAAGCAGTTCGCGTGGTCAGCGAAGCAGCTCACGCGCATGGGCTATGATGTCATCAATCCGGCAGCGCTCTCCCAGGTCGTCCCGATCGAGGAGCTGAGCTATGACACGATCATGGAGATCGACATGCTCCTGCTCTCGAAGGCTGACTACCTGATCCAGCTCCCGGGCTGGGAAAACAGCAGAGGCGCCAACAGGGAGCTGGGCTACGCCCTGGCCACGGGCAAGATCGTGGTCTCGCTGGAGTCTCTGCTGAAGGAAGGGAGGGAGCAAGCCTATGGACCTACAAAGCACTTTTGACTATCTGATGCAGATCCGCAAGAAGGAGTACGCCATCAAGAGGAAGCAGCTGAGGTGCGAGGAGCTGAGGAGCTGCCTCGGCGTCAGGGCGATCCAGTACGACCGCGACCGGGTGCAGACGTCTCCGGTCGACAAGGTCAGCGAGATCATCTGCAAAGTGGCCGATCTGGAGGACCAGATCGAGCAGCTCCAGGAGGAGAAGGCCCTGCTGATCATCGAGATCGGCGACGCCATCGAGCAGCTGGAGGACGACAACGAGAAGACCGTCCTGGCCGAGTTCTACATCGGCCGGGTGCCGATGGCCCAGGTGGCCGAGATCATCAACTACAGCATCCGGAGGACGTACTACTTCCGGAAGCAGGGAGTCATACATCTGGGGGAGGTGCTGGATGGATAACTTTACACTATACAGAGGCGACTGTCTGGAGATCCTGAGCCAGATCGAGCCTGCCAGCATTGACCTGGTGCTGGCCGATCCGCCCTACTCTTCTGGGGGCACGCACGCCGGGGACAGAAAAGCGAGCACCACGGCAAAGTACACGGACATCGACTTCAACGGCGCGGCGAAGCTCCCGCCGTTCTCCGGTGACAATATGGACCAGCGGAGCTTCACGGCCTTCATGAGATGGGTGTGCAGCGAGCTGAGACAGAAAACGAAGGAGGGGGGGGATCCTGGAGATGTTTGTGGACTGGCGGAACCTTCCGGCGATGACCGACGCCGTGCAGATGGCAGGCTGGGTCTGGCGCGGGATCTGCGTGTGGGACAAAGGCATCAGCAGGAACCAGCCTGGGCGCTTCCGGAACGACTGCGAGTACATCGTCTGGGCCAGCAACGGCGACATGCCGATCGACTGGAAGGCTGCCAAGGGGACGAAGGCCATGCCGGGCGTGTACCACGTCCCGATCGTGGCGCCGAAGCAGCGGCAGCATCAGACGGAGAAGCCGGTCGAGCTCCTGGAGGGCCTTCTGGCCATTGCACCTGCAGACGGTCTGGTCCTGGACGCCTTCATGGGATCCGGCAGCACCGGCGTGGCCTGCATGAATACCGGCAGGCGCTTCGTGGGCATCGAGCTGAACGAGCAGTACTACGACGTCGCCATGAAGCGGATCCGGTAGGCGAGCGACAGGGCTCTGGAGGACTTCTGAGAAAGTCGGCAAACATTGCAAAAATGAACGTGATATTATGGTAACGTGGAACGAGTGAGAGCAGGCGAAGAGTCGCCTGCTCTCTTCCGTTATCCAAAACCGACGAATAGCGAGGAGGTGAGGTCGTGCCAAGGGCGAAGAACGCGAAGGCGGACGAGGCCCTGGCTTTATACAGAGAGGGCCTCAAACTCGTGGAAATAGCCAGGCAGCTCGATGTCCCCGAGGGGACGGTCCGCCGATGGAAATGCACCCACGACTGGGATGGCAAGAAAAGCGAACGTTCGGAAAAGAAAAAAGCGAACGTTCGGAAACGCGGCGGGCAGCCGGGGAACCATAACGCGACCGGAGGGCCGCCTGAGAACAAGAAGGCCGAGAAGTATGGCTTCTTCACCAAATACCTGCCGGAGGAGACGCTGGAGATCTTCACGGCAGTGGCCGAAGCGGATCCGCTGGATCTGCTCTGGCATAATATCCAGATACAGTACACGGCCATCATCCGGGCCCAGAAGATCGCCTAAGATCG